ATAATGTCAGCGTGGGTATCCCCACTGATCATGTCTAAAACACGATTTCTCCAATTATCATCTAAATCATTTGACAGCCAAGACAACGTAGAATATGGAGATATGTATCTACCTTCTGGTTTTCCAATTAGGAAAGTAGATTTAAAATCTGCTTTCCCTACCGAAACATACATAATGCAAAACAAAATAACTATGTATATAAGTACAATTCCAAAAGACTTAATGCAGTCTTTCATGTACTCTTTCATCGTATGTATGGATTATTATGTTTAGGCTCTCTACCTTTCATTTTTACAGGGCCTGGTAAAAACCATCCAAGCACCATTGGAATTACCACCACAAGAATAAGAAGCCAACCGCCCATCTCTGTTATAGAGCCGAGCAAACTCCAAAAGTTATCAGGAGCGCAAGAGCCATTATCCATAGTAGTGCCTGACGAGCTCATTGCTGCTGTCGCCACATCTGTCACAAACGCAGCTCCCATGCTCCCCACTATCGGCGCAACTGCACCCCCGCTCAATACAGTCCCGGCAGTCGCACCCACTGCTGCTCCTGTCGCTACTACTCCAGCTTTTTTTATCGTTCCGCATCCAACAACCCCTAGAATTATCCCCAGATAGCAGAGACTACGATAAGCCCTGCTGCTCCAATTAAAATCCACATCTTTGTCTTTCCTGGTAGTGCTTTCCATTTTTCTTTCATCCTTATCTCCTAAAAACTTTAAAGTTGTTACACTTCTGGAAGAGCGATGCTATTACCACATCCGCATCTTGCTGTACCTTCACCTGGGTTAACCACAAACGTCTTAGAAAATCCTGTATCCTCGTAGTCAAGGCTACCGCCTTGTAAGTATGTCTGCGACATCTGATCTGCGAATTTGGTAGTGTTGCCAATGCTCAGTTCTGTGATACCTGTCGAGATCGCTTTCTCCAAAGTCACAATAAGACCATTGCATCCACCACCTTTTAAGCCTATTTCTAAAACCTCTCCATCCTCTAGCAAGTGGTTTAGTTGATCCTGCGCTTTTTGAGTTATGACCAATGTCGTTCATTATCCTCCCAATCTGGATTGTATATGATTAATTAAATTAGTAGTTGTCTTAGTTAAAACGCATGGAACAAGAGCATGAGCGAAAGCGCACACACTCCCAACCAACAGACAGCCAGCAAAGTACATTGCTTTTCGTAGGTGTTGCATATACGTTTCATTGTTTTCCTTTAAGTGTTTCATTTCCGTTTCCTTCCGCCAGCAGTGGTAGACCACTTAACTTTTTTTGGTCCTGTTTTCTTTTTTGCCTCTGACTTTGATATGCTTTTAGCTACTTTTTTTGGCCTGCATGCTGGATATGGTCGTTTTGATTTTCCTTTTGCAGACTTTCTTCCGCATGGTTTTCCGGTTTTAACATCTGTCCATTCCTCTCCAAACCATTTTCCAAGCCCACCTTTACTGCTAGCCACGTTTCTTTACTCTATTATCTTTTCCGCTCCATGTGCCGCCCATTTTTTTGTATTCTTTAGAAGCCCAAGCGTTAGCGTAAGCAGAGGGATAAACTTTAAATTTCTTTTTTGCTTTTGCTTTAGCAGCAGACCATTTAGAGGGGCTACTTGGTTTAGGTTTAGAAGCCATTATTTCCTCTTTTTCTTTTTAGCATCTTTAGCTAATTTTTTTAAAACATTAGATTGTTTTTTATGCATATTAGATGCTTTAGTTAATTCTTTAGAAACTTTTTTAATTTTCTTTAACATTTCCACCTACGCCTTGCTTGCCTTATTCTTGAGTTAGGATCATTACGAGTTTTTGCGCTTGATCTTTTTAATTGTCCAGCTGATCTAGCGCAATAAGACTTTCTTCTTTTAGCGTCTTTTGATCCTTTTTTTGGGTTTCCTGTTACAGCTGTTTTAAGTTTTGAGCCAGGGTTTGCTTTTCTATGAGCGGCAACACCTTTTTTTGTCATTCCTGCGCCAGACTTAGTAGGCCTATAATTAGCGCCTTTACCTTTAGTTGTTTTAGGTATTGCCTTTTGTCTGCTCATTTAATTGAAGCAACAACTTCGTTGCCCTCCCAATTGATTCTAAGTTCGACATCTCGTTTTTCACAGGCGTATCTTGTATTCCCGTCTAAGTTATCCTTCCAACCATTTCTTTTTAGTGTTCGCTTCATCTGCAAACATCCTGCCATTCCCATGCGCTCCCACCCACTACCTGTTTCGTGGTGTCCCATGAACTCAATAACAGAACCGTTTAAATAAAGCACAAGAACAATCATACTTAGTTGCATTAATGTACTCCATTGCTTGCCTTCATTTCTGAAGTCTTATCT